CATCGTCCGGCCGCGGCGGAGTCCTTGGGGAAAAGCATCTCTTGATGCTTCACCAGCCAGTCGATATCCTGATGCGTGTTGATGACTTCGCAGCCTGCCGGCTTATGCTCCTCGATCCACGCGGCAAAGGCGGGGTATTCCAGGTCGCACACGCCGATCATACTATCGGTGACGCCGGCCGCTTCACAAAGTTTGCCAAGGACAATACTGTCCTTACCAGCGCTCCATGCGTAGGCAGCGCACTTCCCAGCCGTCACGGCCTTGATGTCCGCCACGGTCGCGGCAGTAAGTTCGTCCAGCTCTGCGCGGGAAACGGCTTCTTCGATAGTTGCAACGGCTTCCAGCCATGCGCTGTTGTCGATCCTCTGCTTCCTTCCGAGACTCATGCTCTCACCGCCTTTCTCGAGGCGATAACGGCGACAAGGCCGCTGGACAGGACGGTCGTCAGACTGCCTGCCGCTTTCACAGCCGGAATGCCGGCGAGATTGCCGTAGGCGAAGATCGGAAGCCCGACACACAGCGCGGTCAGCACACCGGCAAAAACGCCCTTGCCCGTTAGCTTCTTGCCGAGCAGCGTCATGACCGTCGGCAGCAGCGTCGAAGCGCGGAGCGTTCCGTAGAACAGGAACAGGTATGTCACCGTCAGGCCGGGAATGTTGGCGATGGCGATAGCCACGATCAGCAGGCAAAGCATGGTGCGGCGCGAAGTCTGCACCGTGTCCTTCCCAATGCCGAGCCAGTCTGTCGTGAGCGACGCTGCCGCGCAAAGGTTGCTATCCACTGTGGAGAGCAGGCCGGAGATAATCATAAACAGAAACGGGACCAGCACCCATGTCGGAAGCAGCGAGGAAACGAATTCAAAGTTGACCATGCCGCTGTCGCTGGCCACAAAGCCGGATCCAGCGGCAAGGAAGCCCACCGTTCCCATGCAGATCGGAACGAGCGCAAACAAAAGCGCACCGGCAAAAAACGATCTGCCGATGCGGTCGCGCCTGATTGCGAAAGCTCGCTGCCAGAAGCACTGATCCCCGAATGGGCCGGAGATCAGACCGACAGCCATCGGCAGACCGTAGCCCAGCAGGACCTCAATGCCCGTGGAGGAGGTGAGCGAAGTATATTCTCCGGAGACAGCACCGAGCCCTGCCCGTACCGTGTCAAAGCCGCCGGTCATGCGAAGGCTCAGAACGACCAGCAGAGCGCCACCCATGAGAATAATGCCCAGCTGGACGACATCGGTGATGATGGAGGCTTTCAGTCCGGAGAAGCGGGAGTAGGAATATGCGATAGCTGCCAGGGCGAGCGTCATGCTCCAGAATGGCAGCCCCGTAATGAGAGCCAGCGTCTTTCCCCCGGCGAGCAGCTGCACCGCCGTTGAAAGAACGGCCAGCGCGCCGAGCTGGAAGGAGTAGACGCCCTTGACCTTGCCGGAGTGATAGCGCTCCGCCATGTAGCCGGTCAAGGTGATGCCCTCCGGGTACTGCGCCCGGATCCTTTTTGCAAAGGGGATAAACAGGATCAGGCACAGCACATTCGGTACCGTAAACCAGAACATCCCCGGGATGCCGCGCGTATAGGCCATCTCCGAGGAAGTGAACAGTGAGGGAGCCCAAATCCAAGTGGCGGCGATGCTCATGGCGGCAATTACCGAGCCGATGCGCCGGTCCGCCACATGGAAGCCCTCTGCGTCAGTCGTCTTTCGGGTGAACATCAGCGTGACGCCGATCATCAGCACCGCATAGACGGCCAGAATGACAATTCCGAACATTTTGGAAATCTCCTTTTATGATGTCACCGCTGCCCTCTGCTGGCGAACATCGGACCCGGTGCATGACCAGCGCGCAAGGAGTAACGCGCAGGCCTCAACCTCCTTCCCATACGAATGACGGCCACCCCGCGAGGGATGGCCGCCTGGCTTATGTAGGATTTTACGAGTCTAATCCTAATACATGGTGCGGGGAATATCAAGAAACGAGTTGCAACAGCGAAGAACAGCTTTTAACTGCCGAGGTAGCGGTAACACACCATCTTTACCGAATCCTCCGAATTGCGGCCTCCTATGACCGCTGCGACCTCTTTCCATGCGAGTCCTCTCAGGAAGCGCAGCCGGAAGATCAGGCGCGTCTGGTCATCGTCGATGCCTTGAATGAACGGCATGATCTGCCCCTCGCTGGCCTTGACCTCTTCCTCCAGAAATCCGACACGCGCATCCATATCCACAATCTCAGCTGCGAGGTCGCCGACCTTATCCTTTATGCCGGGAGTATGCGGCATACCTGTGAGGGCAGCCGCGCCGGGGCAAGCCGCGTCACGCAAGGACTGTAGCATCTCCCTTGCCCTTGCCAGTTTCTCTATCAGCTCAAAATGCTGATTCAATTCCGAAAGCGTCGTAATAGCTCACCCCAATCTGTTCTTACTTCCTCTTGCCGCCCTGCTGGCTGACAGTCTCTCCAATCTGCATTTGCCGGTATGTTGGCTGCACTACCTCTACCGACACCACACGGGTATCTCCGTATCGCTCCAAATCCTGAGCAATCTGCTCCTTTATGCCAATGGCCT